TATGAGGGCTTCGGTAGGTTTGATGTTTTGGGCAGAGCCGGCGCGATGAAACTGTTCGAGTCGATCTTCGCCGGTTGCGTAGAAGCGCTTTTTCTTCTTCAGCAATTCCTTCCGACGAAGAAAGGCACAGTCGATATGAGCCATGAATTGTTCGTCTGTCATTGTTAATCTCCTTTTGGTTAAGAAGGAGAGTGGAGGGTTAGTTCCACTCTCCTTGGATTTAGATCGTTTAATGATTAAACGGTCTTTTTAGAATGGTGCTCCGTCAACTCGACCAGCTGATCCGGGAGAGCTGATATACTTGGAGACTGTGGTCTGAAGGCCGTACTCTTCTGAATCCTTCGGCTTGCCAGTGATCAACCAGCCGACCTTGCCAGGAAGGTCATCTTCGAGATCGAATGGGCGAGAGTAGTCGATGCCAAACGCTTCGGCGAAAGAACGGAATTTTCGAAGGGCGCGAAGGAAGTCTTTTTCGGACATCTTTTCACGATTCTCCAGGCCCCAGAAGAAGTCGGAGAACTCGGCGGCGATGGGCTCATCGGGCGCGTCGTAGCTGACGGAGAAATAAGCGAAGCCTACGTAGTCGCTGTCTTCTTTCTCGACCTCTCCAACTCTGACCCCGATGATGCGAGCGCGGACTTCGGTCCCTTTCTTGATTGCCTGAGGTTCGGGAGCGTTTTTGATTTCGCCTTCCATTGAACTGTAGTCTATTAAAGCCATTTTTTCCTCCTTGAGATGTTAGTTGTTAAGGGTTAATTTGCTTAAGTTCTTTTGCCTCTTTCAGCTTCTGCTTCCTCCTTTCTTTGATAAATAAGTTTACGGCTGCCTCTACTGACATTTTCTTGTTAGTTATGGTACTTAGGTTTAGGGTTCCAGATGATATATAGTACTTAGGAAACCTCCTTTCCCATGAACAGTAGTCACAGATAATACAGATGCTTTCCTTTGGGAATAATTCTTTTAACCTTTTAAACGCTGCTTTTTCTGCTTTCTTTGAACTCATCTTGACCCTCCTTAATCGTTGAATAGGTAGTCCAATAAATACTGTTCGAATCTTTTTTCTTCTTGGTTGAGTAGGAATTGAGTTTTGTTATCTATATCCTCAATAAGTTCCCTTAGGTTTTCTTGGGATGATTCGTAGTCTTCTAAGGCCATTTCCGTTCCTCTAAGTATTCCGCTTTAATGATCGCCCATGTCGGGATCGATTTCCCAGTCCTCGTGACCGGTTTGCATGTCTTCATCTCCGCACTTTTTATAGTGGGTGCAGTTAATAAGGGAATCATTCGTATTTAGGCAACAATCATCTATGTCGCCGTTGCAGAAGCATAATTCTCCGCAATCTGGACATTCATGGCTCATCCCTCCACCTCCCATTGCGCGGAAAGGGCTTTGAGGATGGCGAGAGTGGGGGTGTCTGCTACGAATATTTTAACGTCATGCTCGGTAGCGACTATTAAATTATAGTCCCTTAGGGCATAATTCCTGCGCAGAGTAATAGCTCCATTTATCATGCCTACAAGTGACCGCTTCCTTGCCTCCTCGCTGGAGTCGTCGATTGTGCGAGGCAAGCAGTACACGTTCGTATCTTTAGGCAACCGTCTGCACCTTCCCAAGTCTTCCTCTCTCACGAAGTTATTGCATGGATTGCCGGGGTAGCCATACTCATCCCCTATTTGGTACGGTCCCATCACCTCCCGAAACTTAGGTTGCAGGGCGATGTAATAGGGGAGTAATTTTGTAAGGTCATTGTTCATATCAATCCTCCTTAAGTGCTTCATGCAGAGTTTCGTGAGCCTTGCGTTCTCTGCTAGTATGCCCCATATGCAGAGACATCTCAACCTTACCAATAGCCTCCCGCAACCTCGCCACTTTAGCGGTCAGTCGTTCAATCTCTTTACCGCGCTGTTTATACTTTTCAAACCATTCTCTGTTTATCCGATCCGCCTCTTCCAGGTGGTCGGCGTAGAGGACCGCTTTATTGTCACCTCGATAATATCTGACCATCCAATCCTTTATTGTTTCGATCTGAATCATTTCCGGTCCTCCAAGAATTCTGCCACAAGTTGACAGCGATCTAAGGCCGACAGTGTTTCCCACCAGCACCAAGCAACGCCAACGTGTTCCCGACGAGATAAGATAATTTTATTGCAGTAGGCGTAGTTAAGGACCCACTCTACAAAATCAGCCAATTTTCCTTTCTCCACCAGCTTCCCCATGCAGTCTCCGAGGTCTTGGTAGGTGGTGAAGGTGCGGTTGGACTTTAAGCATGAGTGACTACCACAAGAACATAAAGCAGTTTGGATATACCCCTGGTCAATCTCCCATTTCTCTAATGGAGGCTGTTTTATGTATTCATGCCAGCACTCCCCAAGAAACTCAGTCAGCAGTCTTTTCTGATTTTCGGTTAGGTTCATCCCTTCACCTCCCTCAGAAATTCCACGGCTTCTTTCAGCATAAGGCCAGTGTCATCTACAACAAAATCCCAAAAAGGTGGCTCTTTGTTTATTAAATAGAACCTAAATTCTATACGAAGACCTATTTTATCTAATAGCTTAAGCACTTCCTTGGCGTCGGTGTAGTCGGGGTTATCGTGCGTATTATCCACAAAATTATCAACTGCCCGGCCACAAGTACAGAGGTACTTAGGATGTTTACATACAACTCCTGGTAAGAAATAGTATCTGTCGTTGAGTTTAATCTCGTGCCATTCAATCCCTGCCATTTCGCAAAACTCCCGGCTGAGTGCTTCGATGTTAAAGTCTGTCATTTCTGCTCCTTTCTAACCCAGACAAGAAGCTCTGCCAGAGCATCGGCGGTTTTGGCATCTCTAATATAATATAGCCATGACCCCCTATTCTCGTACCCAACAATAGTCTCGCCTACCATCTTTTTTATAGTTAAGAGGTATTCTACTTGTCTGCTTTCCGGCAACTCCCTCCACAATTCAGCGAAGGACGGAGCGGGGAACACTTCAACATCAGCAACACGATATTGCCAGTTATAGACAAGTTCCGCAAGGCCCATTGGCCAGATAATCCATTTCGCTTCCGTCTCCACCTGTATCCCATTCTCTGCCAACTTGCGGGATAGCTCCAATGTGCAATAGTTATCTGGATTCATCTTAATCTCCTTAGTCCGTTTAACCATTAAACTAACTATGGTATAATCAACTTTGGCTTATCTCCATATTCGAATCCTGATTTCTTGAGCAGTGCTTTGATATCAGGAGGTTCAATAGATTCGAGTAAGCCCTTGCTTTTCAATCTTGAACGTGCTATGTACTCACCCAAGGAATCAATAAGCATTTCACGCTTAGGACCGTTGGGACCAGGTTTGCCAGTGATTACATAGATCTCGTCGAAGAGGAGAGGAATGGTCACAACAGCCTGGCCGGTTGTATAGAGCCTATACTTCACTTCTTCTCTAGTGATTCCGGTCTTGGCATCAACTGAGAGAAGCTTCCTTATTTCTCGAAGGTGAGCTGTGAGAATAAAGTCACAAGGAAGGTTCATTAACCTACGAAAATAGTTAATTATTTCAGTTTTCTGAGGCTGGTAGTCAAGACGCATTTGAGGAGCTTCACCTGCACGGCCTTTATTACCTAATCCATAATTCATCACAGCCATTCCAAAGGTTGTATTTGAATCGAGACAGTAGGTTCCAAACTGATTGTAATAGCCGATTTGGAATCTGATGTCAGTTGCCTTCTTCCAATCTGCGTAAGCCTTGGGTTCAAAAGGGTCATCGTTTTCATAGCGGGTGTCAACGACTACATCGCCGGAAGCAATCATGTCACGGAGGCCTTTTGTCCCACCTGGGTCGAATGAGTCGATGTGAACTGGGAGGCGGGCAGTTCTAAGTAAATAAGTTTTGCCAGCATTTGTCTCTCCAGTGATCAATGCACTGAAGCGTTTTTGTAACGGATCTCCTGCATAGAACTTCCTTACTCTAGCTAATTCTGCTTGGGCATCATAAGCCATTATAATCCTCCTTTTGTAATTTTGTAGATAGTACTAGGAACATATCCAACTTTGGCAGTTATCTCTCTTAATGAAAGTCCACTACTTCTTAATTCTTTTATTCTTATTCTCTCTTCAATAGTTATAGGAGATGTATGCCCTCCTTGCTCATTAGGCTTTCTCGATGCTCTATCAGAGTTATTGTCTGAATACGTACCTAGGTACAGATGAGCAGGATTTACACACGCCCTATTATCACACTTGTGTAATACAATTAGTTTTTTATCTTTATCTCCTCTGTAAATTAGCCAAGATGCTGCATGAGCTCCCATCTTTAATCCATTAAGTCTGAAAGTCCCATACCCACTACTATTCAAGGCGCCCTTCCAAGGCCAGCATTCTTCCTCAGATTTTTTATCTACTCTTGAATAGAATAGTTCTGCAGCAGCATCGTAGGCCATTTGTCACTCCTTATATTTACTCTTTGAAAGGGTCCTTTGAAGGAAGCTGAGATCATTTCTTACGTTGGAGATTCTTTTTCTATCTTCTGATGAGAGACAATTACTTAGCATTGCCACATTCTCATCTGAGAAAATAGACTCAGCACCCATCAGCCTTCGAATGAGCCAGTTTCTTTTCATAGCCCATAGTTGACGATTAGTCATATCTGAAACCTCAAGTCTTTCTTTACAGTTGCTTCTCTTTCGGCAGGATTCCAAAAATAAGTCTTGAATCCGATAGGCGGTTCGTGACACCTTCGGAGTGGGTTCTGCCATGCTAAGCAATAGTCATGAAACTCACACCCGCGGAAAGATGTGCATGACTTAGGATTCATTCTGAAGGCCATCAAGACATCGTCGGCTTCAGAGGAGTGGAATAGACGATCCATGTCCCTGTCGAGTTCGTCATAGAGGTCGTTGATAGTCCAGAGCCAAGTATTCATTTGGTCAGGTGATTTGAAAGTTGGGATGCGCCTGGTTGTAGCATAGTAACCGGCAGGGCGTGCAGCGCTACCTTTTATTAAGTACTCAAAGCCTGTCTTGACAAACTCCACCCCGAGAACTTGTTCGATAGGGAACATGCAGTATAGACAATGAGTATAGGTTCCGTTTTGGATGCTTAGGTATAACTCATTATCCCAGCGAGAGTCGTGAATCCACTTGCCTGATGTTGTCTTATGGTCCCAAGAGAATATACGCTGATCTTGGACTCGTCTCATGATAGAGTCCATGCGATAGTGTAGGACTCGCTTCTCGTCGATAGGGACGGTTCCGGAGATTTCAGTCATCTTTACCCCATCAAGTTCGACAACTTCATTTTCAACCAGGTCGTTGGAATAAAGTTGGGCAAACTGGACGAGTGCGTTGAGAACAGCGGCCGGAGTCTTTGGTTGATAGATTGAGTCTGTCTCCTTGGGGAATGTGGGGCGATAGGCAGCCTCGAAAGCAGCGTATGCACCAGGGATGTCGTCGTAGCCGAATAACAACTGATGCTCACGAGCGCGGTGGAAGGCGTCGCCGAAGATAAGGTCGTGTGCAGGGACGTCAAGACGCCAGCCTAAGACGTGGGAGTAGAGGAAATAACGACGACAGCGGTTGTAGTCATCGAGCTTTGACGAGTCCTTGATGTCCCATGCAGGGTGAGGTTGGATAGGGAAGGTCATCTTGATTACCTACCCTTTCTCATCAATAAGATGTCCATGAGTTCTTGGGTTAAGCGAAGGATACGCTCTTGGAGTTCCCAATACTTATTTTCCTTCTGAGTGGGATCATGTCTCATAGGATTAGTAGTATCGTTGAGCGCGTCCTTTCTCCATCTCCGCAAAGTCTTTTCACTGATAGGCATTAGCTTTTACTCCTTTCGTTTGTTAATAGTTGTTACTCCTTTTTTGCAGCTTCTTCAGGAACCCAGATTTTTACTGAGCTTCCATAATCTCCCCCAGTGAATCTGAGAATCTTGGTACCACGCTTGTCTGCAAATTCAACTGTTTTTAAGGAGTTTCCTTCATACTGTGTTTCAACCTTGCGGATGTTAGAAATTTCTTCTTCCAGTAAAGTCTGTCCTTCCAATGTCTTTTCAATCCATTTCATTGTAATTCTCCTTTCGTTTTTGTTTAGTGGGTTTAATCATTAAACCAACAATAACATATCTACTGACGTTTGTCAAGAAGGTGTGTTTTTACAGGTGATTATACCGTCTTTGATGTCTATCAATCCTGCCGCTAACATCTCGTTTCTTATAGTAGGGCCAATAGGTTCCCAGTCATCATCAAACCAAGAAACAAGTGGCTTACCGCCTGTATTCTTTATATACTGAAGGTACTTATCAAAGCGTTCATTCATAGCACATGATTCCTTTCAATATAAACTCCATCCTTGTAAAGGAGGAGGTTAAGTCTTCCATGCTTGTGAGCGAATATAGCGCATGCAATAGCGTTCATCACATTCAACGAGCATGGGACGATGTAGTCCTCCGGCCCAGACAAAACCATAGCTTCCTCGAAGAGCCTTACCATTGAGTTTGTGGCATAGCGATTCATAGAACCAGAGGAGAGAAAGCGAACTTCGCCATACTGATTAGCAGGTCCGAAGTCGTGTGAGCTCTTATTAACGATGAAGACTCTTCGAGGTTGAGTCATGATTAGTCACCCATTTCACTTTCTTTTTCATCTTCAAGACCTTTAAGGTCGTGAGAGGGGATTGAGTTCTGCATGAGGCGGATTTGCTCTGCTATTGAGGTCGGGGCAGAGGAAGTTTGCTTAGACTCTGTATCAAAGCGTCGATCACGGAGGTCATCGGTTCCGGTCATGGACTGTCTTGCCGGCTTAACCCTGTCACTGGCGATTGGTACAGGAGCTTTACCAAGACCGTTTAATGATTGAACGAACTTGTAACTATCAGGCTCGTTAAGGAACTTGGGAGCGGCACAGTAGTCAGGCATCTCGGTGAAAGGAATAACTTCTTCCTTACACACATGAGGCTCGACAACATCTATGACGCTGGCTATCTTGGGAATAGCTTTTCGAAGGATACTGAGTTGAATGCCACAAGCGGCGCAGTAGAGCTTCATTAGTTATCCCCTTCCTCATTCATATCAGGGCCGTCATCTTCCTCGTCGATAGGGAGGCTGACTGTGACCTTGAACATTTCATAGGTCTTGGCTGATGGGTTGACTTCATCTACGACGCATTGGACAGGAGCATCAATGCCAAGGAGGGCAGAGACTTCGGAGGAGTATTTCTTGGGGACGTAGCCGAGGAATATGTCTTCCCAACCATCTTCTTTGCGCCTCTCTTCATCTGCCCTATAGACAATCTTGACAGCGTTCGGATCGAACTTGTTGGTGGGTTCAGGTTCAAGAATAAGACTACCTCCCGCCTTGAGTTCTTCAGCTGCTGATTTGATATCTTCCTTCGGCCTAAACTGTACACCAGCAATAAAGAAACTTCTTTTCATCTTAATTCTCCTTTCTTTCAAAGTTAATTTTTTAAGATGGTGACGTAGCGGAATGATATCTACGCCACCAAATGCCTATGGCCCTCAAGCACATCGGCTATAGCAGTGATCCCACTACCATTAATAGGGCTTTGCAGCCCTCAACGAGGATGGTGCTTTGACTATCGGCCAGTTTCACGATACGCTACCTCCCCCTCTGTGACTTAGGTATCCTTTTCTAAACCACTCGTATTCTTCCTTCATGAAGCGAGTCTCGTTGAAAAGTTGTTGATTATACTCCTCTTTGATACCCTTTCCACGTTCTAGACAGAAAAGCTCCCAGATGATTGGTTCAGTCTTCCACGGCTCATTCATATGGTAGGCTTTCCCTTCTCGTCAACAATGCCCCACTTGACCATTATTGATATGTAATCACCTTGGAGGTATGCAGGAGTAGCATTTGCAATAGCCGCCCACATATTCTCAGCATTCATAGCTAAGCATTCACAGTGGCAAGCCAAGGCACGAGTATGGAGAGTCATTAACTGTCCATGTATCCTCATTTCTTGAATTAGTTCTTGCGTAGTAAGTTCATGCATTAGTCAATCACCTCGATGTTAAAGCATCCTTTGGGAACCTTCTTATCCGTGAGATGTTGGTAGTGGACGATTGCGCTTTTGGTGTTAAGGGTATCTCGCACTGTCCATAGTTTAGCCTTCTTCTCACCATCAAGACCTGCAGATACTGCGAACACATCACCTGATTGTGAAGACATGATGATAGAGCCGATTCTTCCCTTAGGAGTGCCATCTTTTGAGACCTCCTCCTTCCACCCGATAATTTTGTAGGTGTCAGACTTCTTCGGTTTAAACTTCATTACCCACAAGGAACGCTTGACTTCGTAAGGTCCGAGAGAATTGCGTACTATAATCCCCTCATAGCCGAGATTGATGATCTTGTCATAAGCTTCCTTTACATCATCCAGATCAGCGCAGATCCAGAAGGGAGATATCACTATGTGCGGATTGATTCCCTTTAGATTCTCGATGATTAAGGAGCGTTTCATCTGAGGTTGATCATTGACTATGTCGAAGCAGTGGAACTGGATACGTTGGTAGTCAGGGTGAAGATTGACTGTTCGAGAGGTGATTGAAAGGATCTGTTCAAAACTCATCCCATGGCAATAGAGTTCGCCGTCGAGCTCAGTGCGTAAATTCAGACCACCTATTATCTCATTCAGGTGCGGAACGCTAAAAATAATGTTCTCTTCCGACGACAGGAGAAGACACTTATCTCCACTCGGACCTGAAAGAGGAATCGCCCGACAGCGAACTCCATCGTATTTAGGTTGGACAATGTAAGGAGGTTGCCATTTAGCGAGACGTTCCTCGGAGAACGGGTATGCCTTCATGATGTTTTTCCAGCGGTGTGAAGTCTGCTCAGCCATTATCTTCTCCTTGTACTCTTACTCATGAAGCTGTCCAAAGTTCTCAATGCATCATCTACTCTTGGGTCTATTTGAAGCTCTCTTATATGCCTCATTTCGTAGTTGATACTGGCTAATATGCAGGCCTCTCGTAATTCTGAAGGAGTGAATCTTGCTGATTCAATAAGACTTTCAAGGGTTTGCACAAGGTGATGATACTCAGGATCGCTGAGATACTTTTCTTTAGGTGATTTAGGATCAGCCATTACTTTTTCCTCTTTTGTTTAATAACATTGGCAAGTTATGATGTACAATTTTTTAAAGCCATTAAAACCCTCCTCCCGGTTAAAGGAGGAGGGCTTGATGGTGAGGCCGGCGAAGGTGAATTATTTAGCTGCTTTGGCTTTGAGCTCCGCCAACATCTCTTTCTGCTTCTCCGGGGAGGCAGTGGCAAACATGGCGAGGTAGGCCTGAACCGGATCAATCTTGACGCCGGTAGAGGCAACACCCATCTTGGCGGCGGCCAATGAGGCCTGAATTGCATCCTGGGTGATATTCTTCTTCATCTGACTGCGCATATTGGACTGAAGTGTCACGACCCAGTTGGCCAGGGCATTGGAAAGTACCGCAGCGTCACCATACATCGCGATGGCTTCAGCAGCCGTGCTAGCCACTTCGATATTGATGGAGAAAGGGCCGACTGCTACCTGAGTAATCACACCGTTTGCATCCTTCTTTTCCGGAACTGTTGCCTGAACTGTCAAAGTCTTGGACATGGTAAAACTCCTTTCGATTGTTAAGGGTTAATAAATAGTCGGTTTAATGATTAAACCAACATAACGGACAAGCTCGTTGTAAAGGGATTGTGGAACAGGCTAACGCTTCATAGTCTCAATCCTCCTTTCGTGGTCTTATTGGATTGCCTTGATTCTTATTATGGTTACATAATACCATATCTACGTGGGCCATGTCAAGGATTATTTTGGTACATTTAATTCCCCTTGAGGCGTCCCATTAGTGATACATTCAAGGACTTGTTAAGTCCTGCAAACACAACACTGACAAACTTGGGTTCGTTACCTTTGGTGAGGATGTAGATGAAGATAAGACCATACATAGCCGTGTACATCGCAGTCTTTCCATCTTTGAGCATTGAGAAGGCGACATTGCGATAGTACATAACCTCATCAAAACCCCACTGATCGGCGCATTCAGGGTTAGTACAGGTCTTGACATGTTCGTGGAGGTCTTTTAAGGCATCTTCTACTTCAAGTATGTAAGATATTTGATCAGTCC